ACGCTATTATGAACGCTGACTTTTACAAGAGCGTAGGTAATAAAGAATTTGCAGCAACAGAGCAGCAAAGAGTTGATAGACTTAGAAGAGATATTGAAAGATTAAGCAAGTAATAACAATTAAAAACTATAAGATTATGAGTACTACATTAAAGAACACTATGAGAGAGGTAATGAATCTTGCTTGGCAGTTCGTTCGCAAGAATGGCTATACATTATCAGAAGCGTTAAAGTGCGCTTGGGTTAATATCAAGCTAAAAGCAGCCCTTAGCAAGCGAATAGTTAAGTTCTACTTTCAGAAAGTAGACGGCAGTCTGAGAGAGGCTTACGGCACTTTAATGAGTGAAAGAATACCTGCGACAAAGGGTGAGAAAAAGACAGCAGACACTTGTCAAGTGTACTTTGATACAGAAAAAGACGAGTGGCGTTGTTTCAAAAAAGCAAACTTAGTTAGAATAGCATAAATCAACATCGGGGTAGGTTCGCCTACCCTACTAAAAGCAAAGACAATGAAGAACTATCATATTACATATTGTTACAAGCACTCTAATAATGTTGTTATCGTTGATTGCGACATTGAAGAAGTACACAAAGCAGATATTAAGCGTGGCGATACCATATTGTTAGATAATGGCGATACAAAGACTATCTGCATGAATAACCTAACATGGGATAAATTCTTAGGTCGCTGTATATGTGGTGATAGTTACAAGTTAGGCGATAAGAGAGTAAAGCGTGTGCATAACCTTAGAATAGGCACACCAAAGCAATTTGGATTTTAACATTAAGACAATGAAGACATTAAACCTTATTATTAAGCAGTGCTATTTTGACGAGATTATCAAAGGCACGAAAAAGCAAGAGTTTAGAGAGGTAAAGCCAACGACTATCAAGCGACTTGTTCAGCTTGACAAAGACGGCTACGAAGTAGAAGATGAGAACGGCAACGCTATCCCTATTCAGTATGATGCCTTACAACTTTATGTAGGCTATGCGAAAAATAGAGCATCAGCACTTGTTGAAGTGAAGTCTGCACATTGTGAGATTATCACAAACGAAAAGGGCGAGCCTATCATATATCAATATGGTACAGATGAGAAAGGTGAGCCACTTGTATGGGTGGTAGAACAAGTAGTGTATAACTTAGGTAAGGTACTTGCCTATAAACCAAAGGGGCAATGAAGAATTTACAAGAATTATCTGCATGGGTAAATGAGATAGTTGATGACGTTTCTAAAACAGAAAAACAACAATCGAAGCGTTGTCGTTTTACTCACAAAAGATAAAAGAAAAAGAAGATAAGAAAGTAATATCTTTGCAAAGTATAACCGCCTTAGTGGTGTTTGGTGGTAGAGAAGATATTTAAAGGGCATAAACTTCGAGGTCTAAACACCACATCAAGACTTCTTAGTTTTTGCCCTTGTTTTATAAACAAAAAAAGGCAGGTGAATAGACCTGCCCAAACGAAATAATGAAAATGAGTACAACAATTCAAAATTTCAGCTACAAAGGTAGTAATATTTCTTTTGCAAACGGTAAAAATGTGATGGTAAATGCAACTGAAATGGCAAAATCTTTTGATAAGCGTCCTGCAAAGTGGTTAGAATTACCATCTACAAAAGAGTTTTTGGCAGCTTTGACCGCTATCCGAAAATCGGACACCGCTCTAATTCAGACAAATAGCGGTGGTATCAATGGCGGTGGCGGCACATGGATGCACGAAGATGTAGCATTAGAGTTTGCACGTTGGCTTAGCCCTGCTTTTGCTATTTGGTGCAATGATAGAATAAAAGAGCTGCTAAAGTATGGCATGACAGCCACACAGCCAACACTTGACGAAATGGTAAACAACCCTGACCTTGTTATCAGAATGGCAACACAGCTGAAACAAGAAAGAGAGGAAAAGGCACGGCTTGAAATGCAAAATGCACAAGCAAACGAACGTATTGCCCTGCAAGAGCAAGAACTCAAACAAGCAGCCCCTAAGGTTATCGGTTGGGACAAATATATTTCATCAGATGGCACTTTTACAACTACACAGATAGCCAAAGAATATGGATGGGGCGCACAGACACTTAACAAGAAACTGAAAGAACTTGGCATACAATACAAGCAAAATGGACAATGGCTGTTATTTGCAAAATATGATGGCAAAGGCTATACAAAATCAATCCCACGTGCATTTACACACAAAGATGGTTCTGCTGGTACACAGATGCAAACTGTATGGACATCAAAAGGACGTGAGTTTATCCATACTATCATAAACGTTGCATAAAAAGCCCAATCGCAAAAATGCGATATGGTGATAATCAACAAGTTACAACAGAACTCTTAAAGAAAGATAGCCATAGGCGGAAAACCGACCATGCTGAAAATCAACAAATTATAAGATTACAAAACAATTAAGACTATGACCGAGATTAAGACAATAACCCTATGCAAAGAAACGGCAGAGCTGTTCGATTGCAAAAAGAAATTAGATGAGTGCTTTAACACATTAGGCAAAGTTCATGAAACCCTATTAGGTTATAATAAAGCCTTTGAAGACTCATTAGATAACGCATACATAGCTATGAATGATGTAATACTACATCTTCTATCCGAGCAGATAGACACCAATAGCACAGAAAGCGGTTACAAAGTAATTTAACCACATATAAAAGATTTGCCACAACAAATACGTTGTGGCTTTTCTGTTTTTATCCCATTCCCATACCCTTTCTTTTCTTGTTATCTTTGCGATTATGGTAATATACGACATTCATAACAACAAGATACTCGATGCGACACTGACAGATGGCGCAGAACACGAGCAAGAATTAGGCAGAAGTGACCTTATAAGGTTATCGTGGCAGAGTGATGTAAAACTCACATTGCCATCAGGTGCGTATATTATACCTTTTGATGACGGCTTGAAGTATAGGCTACTCAGTCCGTACACACCGACAGAGGACGATAAAGGATTTAAGTACACCCCCGAATTTCAGCACCCTTTGATGTGGCTTTCACGTGTGCCGTTTCTCTATGACACCACGGATGCGGATAAGAACCCTATCAAGCAGCAGGAGTGGTCCTATGACGGATTAACGACAAACGCACTTGAATACGCTTGTAAGGCTATCAATGAAGCACTCAATATAACGACAGATAGCGAAAAGTTTACATTCACCCTTTGCAGTAATGTAGATAGTTCCGTATCATTTTCCGTATCATCGAATGATATACTTTCCGTATTATCTTCTATTGCTCAAGGCTGCAAGAATAACGCTTGTGAATGGCATTTATCGTGGAAGCATAAGGCTTTGTATTTCGGTCAGATAAGCATTAACCTTGGCGAGGAAGTTCCGACATTAAAGGTACACGAAAACATACAGAAGGCATCTGTTAGCGATAGCAAGGAGCCGTATTATAACTGTTTCTATCCGCAGGGGTCTACAAAGAATATGTCTACAAAGGCACTTGTTGGGACTGGGAACGTTGCCACGCTTGCACGATTAGGACTTGACAAGTCTGTTTACCCTGACGGGTATATCTATGTAGACACAGAAGGGAACGTCATTACAAAGGAAGCGTTTGAAGCATCAGGGGAAATCAAGCAAACGCTTGCACTCTCCTTTGATGATGTTTATCCGCATATAGATTTATATGTTTATAACGTCCGTAAGCACGTGCGTTATCTCAAGAACTCTCAGACAAACACAATAGAACTTGACAGCAGAGGAAACAAAAAGACATATACTATATGGTATATGCGATTGGCGTTCCCGTCTGTCACTAAGATAGCTGGCAAGACAGCTATCAACATAACTCACGATAAGGACGAAAGCGGAAACATCATTACTCACTATTGGTATGACTATGAGATAGACCGAACAAAGCAGGTGTTACAAGGGTACACGCTTAAAGGAATATTTAAGGTTAACACCCACGCAGTAGATGGGCAATATGACGTACTCACACAGGGACTTGTCGGACAGCCTAATGGGCAAGAAGGATTTGAACTCCACTACCACGAGATAAACAACCCAATAGCACCAAAACCAAATGAAGGAGATAGTGGCGTAGACATCTTAAAGGGTGATTACGAAATACTCAAGTATCAAAGCGGAGATACCATTATCCCTACCAATGAGAGTGAGGGACTTTATCCAAGAGGAAATACCCTCCCAGACCTTACTTGCAATATGGTCGTGCTGTTTAACATTGTAATGGGTGAGCAGGAGACGAAGCTTGCACAATCCGAGTTAGCATCACGAACTATCAAGGAGATAAAAAGACGTACGCAGGATAACAATAACTACTCATTCTCCTCTAATGCGGTAGCTTTCGCAAACAAGAACCCAAAACTCTATATCGGTCAGAAAGTCACCTTTGACGATGGATTTGGCTATCAGTTAAAGACACGTGTCCTTAGGCTGGTTACAAAGCTGGATTACCCGATTATTCAGGAGATAACCGTTGGCAATCAAGCTGTCAAGGGTACTATCTCGCAGTTAAAGGAGGATGTAAATAATATCCTATCGGGTAATTTCAGCGGTGGCGGATTAAACTCAACACAGATATCAGAGCTGATAAAGAACTATGTCGACCCACGCTTTCTGAGAAAGAATGTCCCCGACACCGCTCAAGAGGTTATTACATTCTTGAAGGGTATCACTGTTGGTGATAAAGGAAAAGGTCTTGATAGCAGCGGAAACGCTACATTACTAAACGTCATTGCGGATGCACTAAGGAGTGCTGACTTCCGAGCTGGACTATTAGATGGTGCTGGCTTTGGTATTTACAAGGACGATTATGGGAAATCAATAGCAGAGGTTGATAAACTCAATGTAAGGCAGAAAGCAACCTTTTCAGAGTTGGAGTATAGGCGGTTGGCATTTACGACAGGGGACGTTGGATATACGAGCGCAGGTGGTATGATTGCATTTGTGAAGAAGACTGGTAACGTATATCGTTGTTACTTCTTGGCAGACGACGGAGAAAAGCGCATATCGAACGACTGGAGAATCGGCGACCAAGCGATGTGTAAAACAGCAAACCTCCTCTCACGTACAACGAAGCAGGCGAGCAACCGCTATTACTGGCGGCTGGTGGTGAACATGGGCGATGAGACGGTCAGCGGAAAGCTGTATTACTTCATCGACCTGTCGGACATCAAAGGCAGTCTCGACCTGACTATTGACGGAAAGAAGCATGCGTGCGTGGGATATGATACCAGCACGGAAAATGACGCTCCACAGGCAGAGGACGACATCATACAGTTAGGCTCGCAGACCGACCCCGACAGACAATACGCTTACATTCTCTATATGTCGGAGGGTAAAAGGGTTGACTATGCAGGCATTAATGACTTCAACCTATCTACACATATTGTCAACGAGTTTTCGCCACGAGGCACTACGATTCGCTCTGACAGCTTCAAGATAGTATCGGGAGCAGGAACGGGCACAAGCTCGCCAATTGTATGCGATCGTGGCGAGTGGCAGACGGGAACGATAGCAGGGCATTACGACCGCTTCTCTTATCAAGGTTCGCTATGGCTTTACGTGGCAAAAGAACCCTCTGCAGACGTTCCATCAGACAAGAGCGCGAAGTGGATTAAGCAGGTGGCGCAGGGTGCGGAAGGTGAGCAGGGAGCAGCACCTGTTATGCTTAACATCTATTCTGACGGGGGTAACTTCATTCGTAATCGTCAAGGCAGCGTAACGCTCACAGCTGTCGTGACAAAGGAGAACGTGGATATTACAAGTACATTTCCTCCATCCAGCTTCTCATGGATTCGACACAGCGGCAACGCTACGTATGACGAGGCATGGAACGACAGGCATAAGGGCGTAGGCTCAGCCATCACTATTAAGGCGGAGGACGTAGACAAGCGCACCGTCTTTGAATGCGTATTAGACGATTAACTAAGTATTAACTTCATAGATTAAAAGCAATGGCAATTACAGCAAGAAATCAAATTACTATTGTAGACCTCAACGATGCAAAGTCGGTACAGGTTTACTTCACAGCCTCGCAGGGTTTTTCACAAGGGTACAACCCCGATACGAACGTGTACACTCCGAATTACCCTACACAGAACAACACGATTACTCCGAAAGTGTATGAGAGTGGCGATGCGACGGAGCATTTGGCGAACTGTACGAATGTCGTTTACACGGTCAATGGAACAGCTATCACGGCATCGACAAACAACGCAAACTATGCTGTCAACGCAGCTAAGCAACTTGTTATCAAGGGTAATCTCACGACAGACCTTAACGTGACGTTCACAGCGGACTATATAGATACTGACCACATCACATCTAAGATTGGTGGCTCGTTCGCTGTGATACGCAACGTGACGAGTGGCGCACTCTTCTCTGTCGTGCTGACCTGCCCTAAGGGTAACGTGTTCGACAAGACCGTTACTGGCGACTTGACCGTCACGGCACAGTGCTTCCGTGGCTCGGTCGCCGACAACGCAGGCAACTCCTTCACATGGGAGCAGTTTGACACGGCTACAGGAGCATGGAAGGCAGTAGCATCGGGACGTGCTAATGGTGCAACGCTAACAGTGAAGCCTGCTGACGTACTGAACTTCCAAACCTTCCGTGTGCGTGCTCACGACAATGGTGGCAATGGGCAATCGGTATCCGACGCACAAGCCCTCGTGACGTTCCAAGACTTAACCGACCCTTACACCGTTGAACTCTACTGCCCAACAGGCGACAAGATTGTCAACGGAACTGGGCAGACTACCATCAGCGCACGTATATGGCAGTCAGGAACGAAGATAGAAGACGAGGCGACGGCAGCCGCAAGCCGCAAGTTCGATTACGCATGGACAAAATTCGATAAGGAAGGCAAGCCACAGAATTGGAATGGGGCAACATCGAACGTCAAGACTGGCAACCCTATCACCGTTCTTGCTGCCGAGGTGGCTACAAAGACAACCATCGTCTGTGAGATAACGAAGAAATAACCAATCGTAGGCGGAAACTCATCCGCCTACCTAAAACATAATAGATATGAATAAAGGAGCTGTTGCAAGGCAACAAATTACGATTGCCGATATACGCGACGGAGAGAAAGGCGCAAAGGGTGACACAGGTGCACGGGGTGCGAACGGGAGCAACGGAGCAGCAGCGGAGTTCTATCGTCTCCAGCCACAGACGGAGAAAGCTATCGTGGCATCTGACAACGTGCTACGTGTAAACCTTGAGTACACCATCGAGCACGTCAAGGGTGCGCAGATTAGTGTAGAAACGGGAGCGGCACAAGGTTATCACCTCGTTGCATGGACGAATCAAGGAGTATTCCTCACTATGACGGCAGGCAGGGTCAACAGCGGAACGTATCAGATGGCGAACTACTCGAAGACGGGCGACAGGCCCGACTTTATCAACATCGAACTAAGGGACACAGCGAACAAGACGCTCGACCGCCGTTCCGTGCAAATCACAATGGAAGCTGCATCGTTTGTGAACGTCATAGGGGATGTTAGGGAGACCGTGTCGCAGAACGGAAAGGACATTACCACCATTCAGCAGGACGCACGAGGCATTCGCCTGCAAGTGGAGAGCCTGAAGAGTGGGGCAAGGAATCTCATTAAGGGGGGACAGCTGAACAGAACAATTAGCCGTGCGTTTGCTATGGTAAACGATGGAGAATTGACTGTAAAGCTAAAGCCTGAAACGGATTACACGTTAACGGTAAATGGTCGCATAAGTAGTAGCGCATGGGACAAACGTCAGATGCTGCGCACATATATCTTCGATAAAAGCTGGAAAGGCTTTATGGTAGATTGCGATATACAAGCTACATCTGACACAACCAACTCTGTCACGTTCCGCATTCCAAAAGACAAAGCATCAGTGGATAACACATATTGCTTTAACTGTTACTCTTTCCCTAACCAACTTCCGCAAGGTAAGAACGGCGAGGTAACCGTTAATTGGATCACGCTCACCGAGGGCACGCAGCCCGAGAAAGCATGGATACCAGCAGAGGGAGAAGACGTTTATACACAAATGAGTAAGGCAGGCATGGAGATTAAAGACGGCGAAATAACACTCACGGCCGATAGGACGAAGATACGCAACAACAAGGGCGAGGACATCGCCATGTTCAACGAGGACGGTACCGTCGACGCCCCCCGCATCCTGATGCGCTGCCGGGTCGGGGACAATACCCTCGGGGGGGGGGGCGGGGGACCCGACACAACCGGAGAGGGGCGGG